TAACAGTGCTAGTAGAAAGATCAGTCTCTCCTAACTTAGAAGACCATAGTTCATAATCAGTTGAATCGGTTTCAATTACTAACGCATATTCGGAATCATTCTCCAGATATACAGGGTAATCGAACGCGAAATGAGTAGGAGTTGTAGACTCCGTGAGACCCTCAAAATCGGTCGCTACACCCATTCTAACAGCAGGTGTATCAATCTCAATGAAAGTCTCTACTTCACACCCTCCAGCGCCATTTCCAACGCCTTTAATGACCACTGAAGGAGACTCTGTATATCCGAAACCAGCAATAGAAACCTCAGCATTGTAGATTCTTCCGTCAGATACATTGATCTTAGCAGTTGCTACAGATCCACCAGGAAGTTGTGGACTTTCAATTGTTAGAACAGCACTATCGTAATTTTGACCAGGATTGGTAATTCTAATGTCAGATAGTTTTCCACTATCTTTAGCAATTGTCAATGTGAGATCTGTTCCTCCAGTAGCATTTGCTAGTGTTACAGAAGGAATCTCTAGCAATTCATTCTGTAA